AAGCGATGATGTCAGCAAGAGCTGAGTCAACATCGTTGAATGAAGTTAGGTTTAACTTCTTTGTTGTTGTAACTGCTGAACCGTATTCGTTCAGTGTTACTGTAACCTGGTTTGGGTTACCTAGAGCAATGGAAGATACATCTGATGTTTCTGTCAATGTAGAAGTAGCTTGTGCTAAATCTGAATAGATTGAGAATACAACTGATGATCCTGGCATTGCCTGTTGAACTGGCTTGACATCAGCAAGTGAACGCATAACTGGAATGGAGCGAAGCGCCATTCTTACATACTGGTCGTATGCAGTAGTTACGAGGTTGCTAATAGTCGAGCTAGTAGTGGGTGTTCCTGTTGGAATTGCCATTAGGTCTAGCCTTTCTTAGTTTAGGATCGGATTATAATCCAGACAAACGAATAACTTCATCCAATTCTTCACGGCTATTTGCGTTAAGAAGTTTTTGCATAATATCTGTGTTATGTTCTGGTGAAGCACCAGAGTCAGCAGTATTAGTCATTCTCTTATATGCAGCCGCTTGAGCTGGATCTACATTAGGTGTTGCCTGGGTTTGACCAGATTCAAAGCCGAATACATCGGCATAATCATCTAGCCATTTGGACAAAGATTCTTCAGTTGGGTCAATGTCCTGCGGAATAAATGAAGCAATTTTGCTATTTACCCCGCGAGTTGCGAGGACATCCTTAATTGCTCGTTCGCGTTGGCCTTTGCTAAGGTTTTCAAACTGGGAACGTAGTTCCTGTAGTTCTTTATCCTTTTGCTTTGCAGCCTTGCGTAGTTGCTTAACAAGGTCGTTAGACGAATCGGTTGCGATATCGTCGTCTTCATCCTCATACTCGTAATTGGACATATGTCCTTCTCCCTATCAGTTAGTTGATTTCGCCAGCCTCATATTCCAATGGGGATTGGGTATGGCTCTGACTCCTGGTATTATTGTCGCTCCACTAGGCCAGTAGTTCTAGTGGCAGGATTAGTTTAGTAAGCGCCAGCTCTATCGCGAGCTAAGGCTCCTTGAGAGATACCGGTCTGACCACCAAAGGTAGCCTTCTCAAGTCCGGTAATCTTCTTGCGCTGTTTTTCTGCTTCAGTTTGTCCTGAAAGCTTAAATATTTCTTCTTCTGCAGTGGTCTGTGTGTAAGGACTCTCATTATAGATTGAAGCAAGTTGTGAGCCACGTTGTAATCCGCTACCAATAGCACTATAGCCTTGTGTCGCTTGTGCCTTATCTACGCCGTATCCAGCAAGTTGTTCTGCACGTGCTTGTGATGTAGTTAGTATACTTCTACCCATAGCATCTTTTGGAATCATAGCAGCTCCACCAATTTCGGCAGCAGTTATTTTATTCTTAATATCAGAAAGGGCTTTAGTAGGGTTGAGTGAATACGCCAAAATATCACCATCAGTAATATCAGGGTAGAATGCTTTAAGCGCTGTCTTAACTTCAGGGTTTGCATTAAGAACACGTGATTGAGCAGTATTAATGCGGTCTGTTAATTCAAGAGCAGATACATCATTTGCCAAGAGTTGGTTAAAACCAGCCTGAGTTCCTAGTGAGTCTTTGGCATAATAAGAAGCAGGAAGTCCATAGTTACGCATAATGTTTTGATATTGATCTTCAAGACCAATGTATTCTGCAGGAGATAAGGCGCTTAGCCCTTTAGCAATTCGGTCTGCATTAGCAGAGAAACGCTTTTTGTAAGCATCAGTTTCTCGTAGTCTAAGTGAGAACTCTGCAGGTGAAGCACCTGATACGACCAAAGCTCTTAACGGTTCAATTAAAGCACCCAGACCATACTGGTTAAATTCAGATAATAGTATGTCAAAAGCTGATTGACCTTCTTGGCGCTTTTGTTCTTTAATTCTATCTGCTTCTTGTTGTGCTAAAATTTGCTCAACAGTTAAACCACCAACTGCCCCAGTCGCTCCACCAGTAGGACCAGTAGGGCCACCTTTAGGACCAGTAGGGCCAGTAGGACCAGTAGCCCCAGTTTCGCCAAATGTTATTTTTTCTGTTTCAGTAAGTTCAGGTGTTTGTGAGGCTGTTAACTTACCAACATCAAGGGAAGTTTGTTTTGATAATGCTTGGGTTTTAGCCAATTGTGCATTAAATTTTTTTTGCGCTTTTTCTACTGCAGCTAATTGTGCTTTAGTTGCCATCATTTACCCCATAAATCCAAAGTCCTGAAGGACTCTCTGAACGGAACTCGAAACGCTTGCTTTAGCGTTATCTGTATATTGCCAACGTGGATCTCTGCGTAAATCTTTTTCAAACTCATATAATGATTTTGTTCCTAACTTGCCATCAGGCATAGTGTAGGACAAGGCGCCTCTAACGGTTGGGTCGAATAAGTCAATAGCGCCATCTGGTATCTCAAGAATATTGCTCATAGACTGAATGTAAGGATTAGCCAAAGTGTTGAGGTTTATGCCAGCTTTAATTTGGTCAGCATATTGTGGGAAAGCACTTGCTGCGCTATCACGCAAGATATTGGCAACAGTATTCTCATCTACTACACCAGCAGCAATCTGTGTTGCATAAGTTTTAGCAGCAGAATCTGAAAGGCTAATTCCATTATTGCGAGCCAAGTCTTTGATATTTACAAAGTATTTACCTGCTGGACCTTCTGGAATGTTTAGTTTATTTACTGGGACATTGCCAGCAGCTAGTTGCTTTTTAACATTTTCTTCAAGTTTAAGGATAGGGTCAGAGCCATCTGCTGTAAGGTATTCAGATCTAACAAGAAGACCATTTTTGTAGGTTTCTTTAATGGTAGATTTGCTCTGCCCTTTTTTATTTTTATATAGTTTTTTTGCCTTTGGCAGTTCAACAGCCAATTCTTGTGCATTAGCATCGCGACCATAATACTTCTGGAAAGCCTTGTTAATATTTTCAGTAATAGCAAGGTCATTAGGAACATTAGATGAAACTTGGGTCCGAGTAAAAATCCCAGACTTTGGTGGTTTTTTTGTTTTAGTGCCAGTTTCTCTGGCTGCAGCAATAGCGGCTCTATCTTCTGGACTTAATCCCTTAATTAAATCATCGAGTGAACTCATTACTTAGCCTCCTTTGGTGGGACTTTTGGTGTTAAATATTTATCGTATATAAGGTCCTGTGATAAAAATCTATCATAGATATATTGGAATCCTAGTGGATCATCTTTCTTTAGCTTCTTAATTGTTCCATCATAGATTAATCGTAAATCAAGATTTGCTTTAGCGTCAATAGATTTAACATCTCGTGCAACAAGTTCCTTGGCAATTACTTTACGAAATTCAAGATAAGCGGCTATAGATTTCCAAGTAGTATTCTTGCCGTTATCTTTCATATAATTCTCATCGTTAATAACCGCTCCTAGTCCAGCAATAATTCGGTTGGTCTTTGAACCATCTGAATCTAGGTAATCGTCATACCAAGCAGTTCTGGCATACTCACCAGTTTTATTGTCAAATATTGGCTTGCCTTCGGCATCTGTCTGGATAGATAGTTTGCGAATAATAATTTCTTTAAGCATCTTTAAATCCTCTGCACCCTTTTGTTGGGTTGAGGAAAGACCACGCTTTTGCAGTTCTTCTTCGAGAGCATCTGACAATTCGTTATATTGAATCCAGCCTTTTTCAGCTTCGTTTTTCTTTTGAGCTACAGCAGGGCTTTGGGATGATAAGAACTTCTGCGGAGAGTTAGGAGAGATTTTCTTATTATAAAGATAATCATAAGCCGCTTGTGAGAAGTCATAACCAGAAGGATTATTTACTATTGCACCAATAAGTTTTGGTTCAATATCATTTAACTTTTCAACAAGGTTGCCATATTTCTGAAGGTTAGCAACAGCACCTTGCGAGTATTGAACGCTTGTTGGGTTAGATGAAAGACTGGCTGAAAATGAGAAATATTCAGGATAGTCATTTAGGAACTTAGCATCAGCATCAAGTCCATACATACGCTTATATTCACGAGACTTATCAAGATAGAACTTATAAGGACTATTGAACTGTGGAGCAAACGGCATAATTAAATTTGCTGCTGTTCGCATACTCCAGTAGTCTTTAGTCATCTTCATAATTTTGCTAGGGCTTACAGGATCTTGACCATTACGCTTAGCCTTTTGTTGTTCTGTATACCAAATTAGTTGATAACTTTTAGCAAAACCTGGGTCATCTAAACCAGCCTGCCGAGTTTGTAACTTCTGAAACCAAGTTGGTAAGAATCCAGAAACAGCGTCTTTGCTTGGGCCAAAAGGTAAAATGTATTTAAGTGCTTCGTCAAATTTTGGTTGACGTTTAAGAATTTCAGAGGCTGGAACAGCAACGTATGGTCCTACTGGGAAAATGTCGCTAAATACATTTGGATTGCCCTTCATATAAAGAACATCCATACCACCTTGGAAAAGAATATCCAATGAACCTTTTGGGATACCTAGTTCAGTCAGTGATTGAAGACCTGGAATCTTTGTAATTCCCTTTGGAAGTCCTATCCACATAATATCATTGCCACTTGTTTGACCTGCTGGAACTTCATTGCCGTCGCGGTCTGTTACAAGACCAGCTTGGTTGGGTGAATTCCAAATTAAATAGCCTCGGTTAACAATAGCTGGATTTGCTACAGCCATCTTAGTCCAAGTTTTATATGCGTTTTCTTGAGCAGAGAAGAATGGGTTAATATATTTCATAGCAGCGGCAAGATTAGTGCGACGCTCAATATTGAAAAGAACTTTCTTCATCTCGCGAACTGCGTTCTTATGGGCCGCTCCCATAATCGCTTCTTGATCTGCGGTAGATAAAAAGTTGCCTTTTAATTCAGAAACAATGTTAACGCGACGTGCTGCTTCTTTACGATAGAAGTAAATATATAGAGGGTTACGCGCCCAAGTATCTTCAGGCAATGTTCCCAGTAGATTGAACAAAGAGTTAATTAACTCTCTACCTTTAAAGCGTGATAGATTATTAATATTTTCATCAAGAAGATTACCGTGAATAACAGGCAGAACTGTAGGGTCTTTAAATGTAGTTCTTAAATCATCGGCTGTAATTTCACGTAACTTAGGACGTAAGCCTGATTCAACAGGAAGGTAGTTATCTAAAAATCCACTAATTCTTGTAACATATTCAGCAGCATCACTAGAGTCAATAGCTAACCTGCGACGCAAATCGCGTCCTGATGGTGAGTTGCGTAGCCAAGTAGATATATCATCGAGAGATTCTCCAGCAATAATCTTTCTTACTACAGCAGAGTTACCAAATTGTTGTCTAAGAGTCTGCGCCCATTGTTCAAAATAAGCAGGGTCAGTTGGCTTTATTGCCTGAATACCCTTACTTGATAGTTGGCGCATATACATATCGGTATTGCTATCAACCAAGCGTTCAAAAGAATTACCAGATGATGCAATACGACGGAACATATCTCCTAGTGGGCCACCAAAGGCATCGTGAAGAATATAAGTTTTACCGTCAGAAGTCGTAACTTCATATGATCCAGTTCCAATACGGTCTTTTGGTTTTGCTTTTTTGGAACGATTCAAAACACCAGCGTTGTGATTATACACAGCCAGTTTTTCTTCTTGCAAAAGTTTAAGGGTATTTAATTCACCAGCAAGTTTTAAGCTATCTGGCTTGAGTGATAACTTTGCTTCTACTGAAGCAATATTAGTTTTAATTTCTTCAAGTTCTTTAATAACACCGACACTTGCTTCTTGAACTTGTTTAAATGTCATACCAGAATCTACCGGACGGTAGCGATCAACCAATCGTGAAGGAACAGCAACCGTATTATTAATTAAATCTTTTATTCCAACACCAAGGTGACGCAAAGAAGCAAAAGCGCCTACTGATGCAGCAATACGAAGTTGAGAATCAATAGCGTTACGTTGTGTATAACCAAGGCGAAGCAACGCACCAGCCTTAAAAGCATCTTGCAAGATGTCAATATAGTGCAATCCAGTATCAACTGCTCGACCTTTAAGAGAATTTAACTCTGAACTACTACGCTTCATCAACTTATTCATTAAGTCAAAGTCCATCAAAGGAAGGTAGTTCGCAGACTGAGATTCAAGTTGTGGAATTTTAATAATTGACTCATCAAGGTCAACCATAAACCCATTATCTTTAACAGATTTTAACGCAGAGGTTCTAGCGCCTAGATAACCATTATAAATTTTATTCATTACTTCTTCATCAACGCCATTTTTTTTGGCAAGGTTACGCATTGCTTTATTCTCTAAAGCCATTGTTGCAGTAAAGCGAGCCTCTGGTGTAGAAGCAGCCATATAGTTGTCCAAAGCAGCTTTGCTTTCTTCAACTGTAAAAGCACCTATTTTTTCTAGTCTGTTAATGTTAGCAATAACTTCTCTATAAGAATCAGCATCGTTAAAATCAACTAAACCAGCAGGGCGTTCGCCTTGACTCCAAGAAATCTTTTGGTATAAACGGTGAAATGGTGTTGGTTGATAGACTTGAATATTTGGATTACCAATTGTCTTATCGTAAAATCTAACAGCACGAGATTGAGCGACTAGGTTTTCAACACCTTGTAGGCCACGACCAGTTGTTCGGGTAAGGGTTCCACCTTCTTGAACCAAGTTGCCAACTTCATCAATTCTAGTTCCACCAATTTGCATAAGGTCAGCAAAATATTTATCTGTCTTAGCAAGTGATTCGTAATTCTTCTTAGCTGCGTCAATTACAGCAGGACTTTCAGTCAGGAAAGGAATCATTCCTGTTCCATCTGGTGCTGAAAATAGTTTCCACTCATCTACTGCAGACAAATCGCCACGAGCAGTTTCTAGTGCGTCAGTAATGTAAGCACGTTGTAAACGAAGTTCGTCCATTGCTACAGGATCACCTAGAGCAGAACGTAAAACAAGAGCAGTTTCATCTCTATCAACAGATTCGCCTAGTAAGTGCGCTAGTAATCCTGGGTTATTTGAAGACTTAACCATTGGATGACTAATAGCGTAGGCAGAACCGTTATCTGTAAAGTCATCTAATACTTTAGAAAAACGATTATTAACACCGTATTGGGCTTTAGTAATATCTTCTGCTGCCTTAACGACATCATCTGCAGTTTTAAGTTCACCAACACCTAATGTGCTTAGTTTGGCAACTTTAAGAACCTTACCAGCAGCAAGTGTTACATCGCCAGTTCCTTGAATTAATACATCAGCAGTGCCTGATAGCGCTTTACCCCAAGCACTTCTCTTAAATGCTTGTTCGCGTTGTGCTGGATCATAAATATTAAACTTTGGGTCATAAATATTTCTATATTGCCCGACAAAAGCTTGACCAAAAGAAATATCTTGTGCGCCTTTATAGGCCTTAGCCCAAGTTTTAGGGTCAAAGATATCTAAAGGGC